TCCTTTATCAGATAAAATATTTACGCAGCCTAAGACTAATAATCTAATAAATTGGTGGCGTAAGTTAGTTAGACAAGCAGAAGGTGGTAATCAGTTGCCACTATTATTTTTTAAGTATAATAGATCTAAAGTATTCGTTGTAACTGCAACTAAACCAAAACACGTAGATTATATGTATATTAGTCTATTAGATTGTTATGTTGCATTAGCAGAGGAATGGTTAGAGCTAGAGGATATTAGGTTTATAGATGGCGTTTAATTTTGCTGACAAAGAGAAAGACAAGAACAATTTAATGGTTGTAGATGCACTAAACTTGGCTTTCCGTTGGAAGCATGCCAAGAAAACCAATTTCGTAGAAGAGTATATTAGAACTGTACAATCCCTTGCCCATTCATATAATTGTAGTGAAGTGCTTATAACGGCAGATCAAGGGTCTAGTGCGTACAGAAAACAAGTATACCCTGAATATAAGCAAAATCGCAAAGATAAATACGAAACTCAGACCGAAGTAGAAAAAGAGGCTTTCCTAGCCTTCTTCGAAGAATACGAAAGAACTCTGCAAGAGCTTGAAAAATACTACCCAGTATTTAGATTTCAGGGGGTGGAGGCAGACGATCTGGCGGCCTATATAGTACAAAACCGACCTAAGTATAAAACCGACCATATTTGGTTAATAAGTTCGGATAGGGACTGGGATTTATTAGTTGGTGAAAATGTGTCTAGGTTCTCCTATGTAACTAGAAAAGAAATTACATATCAAAACTGGGCTGAACATTATGATGTACCAATGGAGAATTATCTAGACTATAAAGTACTTATAGGCGACTCTGGCGATAATATTCCTGGGATTGATGGAATTGGCCCTGTAAGGGCCAAGGCTCTTATAGAAGAATATGGTACAGCGTTAGATATACTGGATGCCGTACCTATTGCTGGCAAATATAAATATATACAGAAAATTAATGAACAAGCGCATGAAGTTATTGAACGTAACTATTATCTTATGGATTTAGTTACCTTCTCTGAGGATGCAATCGGAGTCGAAAATGCGGCTCAAGTATTAAAGAAGTTGGAGTCACTTTGAAAATAGATTATAATAGAGATAAATACTTATCTGAATTTAGTATAAAAACCCTAGAAGATAGATATATGATCGCAGGGGAAGTATCCCCCCAGGATGCGTTTGCAAGAGCATCGCGTACATTTGCAGATGATGATGCACATGCACAAAGATTATATGACTATGCAAGTAAACTCTGGTTTATGTATTCTACACCTATTCTTAGTAATGGTGGTACAACTAGAGGATTGCCAATTAGTTGTTTCCTCAACTATGTTGGGGACTCTAGAAAGGGGATTACAGATCATTACACTGAGAATGCTATGTTATCCTCAGCGGGTGGTGGTATCGGAGGAAGTTGGAGTGCTCTACGTGGTGTAGGTTCAAAAACATCACATGGCTCAGAGAGTACTGGTGTTATACCATTCCTAAAAGTAGTAGATGCAGAAATGCTCGCCTTCTCACAAGGTGTCACTAGACGTGGAAGTTATGCAGCTTATCTAGATATTAGCCATCCTGAAATTGAGGAATTCCTTGATGTAAGGAAACCAACAGGCGGAGATATAAATAGAAAATCAACCAATCTACATCATGGTGTATGTATTGGAGACGATTTTATGGAGCTAATTGAAAATGCTACTAAAATCGAAGGCTATGATGATTCATGGAATCTTGTTGATCCACATAGTGGTAAAATAATTAAGACCGTAGCAGCTAAAGCTTTATGGGTTAAGATTATACAGAACAGAATGGAGACTGGCGAGCCTTATATTATGTTTAAGGATACTGTTGCAGAATCCTTACCCGAATTCCAGAAGTTAAAAGGTCTTAAAGTACACCACTCTAATCTATGCTCAGAAATTACTCTAGCAACAGATGAGTTTAGAACAGCAGTATGCTGTCTCTCTAGCGTAAACCTAGAAGAATTCGATGAATGGCAACATGATCCTATGTTTATTCCTGATCTAGTAAGAATGCTTGATAACGTTCTTAGCCATTTTATTGAGTATGCTAGCACTTATTTGGAAAAAGCTAAGTATAGTGCTATGAGAGAACGTAGTATTGGACTTGGCGCTATGGGACTTCATGCATACTTCCAAAGACATAATATTGCTTTTGAATCTGCGATGGCTAAGTCTAAAAATAAGCAAATGTTTAAACACATTAAGGCTGAAGCTGTGAAAGCTACAAGACAATTAGCTGTTGAAAGAGGTGAATGCCCGGATGGTGTTGGATATGGTGTAAGAAACGCCCACCTATTAGCCATTGCGCCAAATGCTTCTTCTAGCATTATATGTGGTAATACCTCTCCATCTATTGAACCATATGTTGCTAATGCTTTCTTGCAGAAGACCAAATCTGGCTCTAGCTTACTAAAGAACGAGTACTTAGAGCATCTATTGGATGAGCTTGGTATGAATACTGAGGAAGTGTGGAAATCTATTATTACTAATGATGGATCAGTAGCACACCTAGACTTCTTAGATGACTATACTAAGATGGTATTCAGAACAGCGAAAGAGATAGATCAGCGTTGGATTATAGAAATGGCAGGTGATAGGCAGCAAGAAATATGTCAGAGCCAATCGCTGAATCTATTTTTCCCTAGTAATGTATCTAAACAAGAATTGCATGCAGTGCATTTAATGGCTTGGAAACGTAAGGTAAAAACTCTTTATTATCTTCGAGGCTCCGCATTGAAGAGGGCAGATAAAGTTTCCGAAAAAGCCCTGCGCCAGTACATATTCGACACAATTTCAGACGAAGTTTGTTTATCTTGTCAAGGATGACAAGATGGATTATTTATATGCGTATATACGTTTAATAGACTCAAAACAGTCTTTATTACTTAAAAGAGAAATAGGATACGAAATACATCATATTATACCACTATGTATGGGAGGGGAGAAAGCGGACTTTAATTGTGTAAAATTAACATATAGAGAGCATTATGTAGCACATAAATTATTGTCAAAAATATTTCCAGACAATAGATCAATACAATATGCTTTGTTATGTATGCTTAGGGATCCACATAATAATAGAAAATTGACTAGTAGGCAGATAGAAAGTATAAAATATGACTACGTAAGATTTAAGAAAAAAGATATGAAAGTCAATAATCCTATGTTTACAGATAGGGCTAAAAAATTGCATTCAGATAGAATGAAAGCTAATAATCCTATAACCAAAGAGCCTTGGAAGAACCATACCGCTAACCCAGTAAGAGTTCACTATATAAATGGGCTCATAAGAGAGTTTACGTATATGAAAGAAGTATCGATACTCACAGGAGTGCCATATGGGACGCTAAAATATGCGTCTAGAAAAGGCATTGGTAGTAAAAAGTGGGGCATAAAGAAGATAGAAAAAATAATGGGAGTAATTGATTGTTAACAGAAGCAAGAAATACATATAAACCATTTCAATACCCTTGGGCGTTCGAAATGTATAAAATGCAGCAACAACTGCATTGGATGCCAGAAGAAGTAAATTTAGCAGATGATTTGAAAGACTTCAGAGAAAAGCTCGACCCTGCCAGCAAGAAACTACTAACTCAGCTTTTTAGATTCTTTACACAGGCTGACGTAGATGTTGCTGGTGGATATGCTGAAAACTACCTCCCAACTTTCAAAGCTCCAGAAGTACGGATGATGCTATCAAGTTTTGCAGCTATGGAAGCAGTACATCAGGAAGCCTACTCTCTACTACTAGAGACTCTAGGATTTAATGATGATGAGTACTCCAAGTTNCTNNAAATTGAGNNAATGGTAGAGAAACATGAGTAGTCTATCAGACTTTCGGTATGGATACTAGAGAGAATATTGCTAAGACAATGGCAGTGTACTCTGGGTTTACTGAGGGAGTACAGCTTTTCAGTAGCTTTGACGATTCTATTGAGTTTTCCAAAAAATAACTTAATGAAGGGTATGGGGCAGATTGTAACATGGTCTGTGCGAGACGAGTCACTTCATGTAGAAGGTATGTCAAAGCTATTCCGTACTTATATTCAGGAAAATCCTGATATTTGGACTGACGAACTAAAGTATGAAATTTATACTGCCGCAGAGAGAACAGTACAACTAGAAGACGCTTTTATTGATGTATGTTTCTCTGATGTAAATATTGACCTAAATCCTGAAGATGTAAAAACTTATATCAGATGGATAGCAGATCGAAGACTACTAGGTCTAGGTATGAAGGCGATATTTAATATTTCTGAAAATCCATTACCTTGGTTAGATTATATGCTAAACGCAGTTGAGCATACTAACTTTTTTGAGAATAGATCGACAGAATATGCCAAAGCTAGTACTACAGGCAGTTGGTCTGACATTTTTAGATAACAAAAAAGCCCTTACAACGAAAGCTGTAAGGGCTTTTTTCATTCTATAGTATCTATGGCGGCATATTCAAGGTTATCAGCAATTCGTCTTGCCCACCCTTTACCATACACATCCCAGACTTTAGTGTTTGTCATGAAACGAAGTCTCTGCGCCAGAAATCTCATTAGCAAATCATGAGTACTGATCTTTTTCAGAGCCTCTAGAGACTTAGTACCAAACCGACCATCATCGTTGACAAAAATAGCTCTTTGAACCATTTTTATACAGTTACCTAGGCCATGATTAAAAGAGGCATCAAAAGCCTGATATACTAGTTCATTAGGAAGTTTATCGCCGCCTACGGGCAGCCAGAAATCTTTATAATAAATATCCCTGGCTTCTTCTCTTGTTAAATTTCGTATATCTAGTGTAGGGTAGGACATTGCAGCAATGCCAAACTTAGTGCCTCGACACTCACCTTGGCCAATTTTGCCTGTTGTCCAGTTGCCTCTATCTCTAGGGTCATCCTGAAAATTACCTTCGTGTCCAATTACTCTATCAAATACTATATCGAAAAAACTCATGGAATTATAATCATCCTTTTCTTTTCGTTAACTTCTTGGTCTACAAGATTAGTTGCTCTTCTAACTAATCGTGCGCGTAATCTCAGTATAGGTCTTCCACCCTTCCACCAAGGGTAGTCTAGATTCTCTCTTAGAATAATAAGTTCTAACTCAGCATCTATTTTGCTATTATCATATGGTGATATACATCCATCGCTAATCAGCCAATGTAGAATATCATGAATTAAAGCCCCTTTTAAAAAGATAGTTCTATCTCGCCACTTAGTAACACCATCGTATCTACATCCTTTATGTGCTCCTACAAACCATTTTCCATTTCTTTGTTTTAAATAATGAAATCCATTATCAAACTCTTTATGGATTGTATATTTTTGTAGGAGTTCATGCTCATAAGGCTCTTCAACATAGTATTTAGTCTTCTGCATAGACAAAACTAGTTTCATTAGTCACACCATTCCATTAGTCTTTCACCTAGTTCTGGGCTCAGTATAGTAACATCAAAACCTGCTGGACCCTCTATACGTTTAGTAGTTGCTGTTCCAGGCATAAAAGGGTTGGGGCTGTTGACAGATAATGTGACACATTGAAATGCATTATCTGTATCGTCAATTCCAACTGAGTCTTCTAAGCTGCTGCATCCTATTAATGTGGTTAATGTTAAAGCAAGTAATATTTTTTTCATTTAATCTCCTAATTTAGCCTAAGGATATGCTCCAAGGCCCCTCTATAGAAGGCCAGACCATCTTAAAGTCAACATCTGAACCTCTATGCATTATTAATTTAGGTGTGCTCATTTTACTTCCTCTTTAATACGAACCTGCATTCTGCCTAAAGCAACACCCACTGCCTGTGAGTAAAGTGAGTAGTTGGTTATAATTTTATTAACCAGTTGTTGTTTGGTTTCTAATGGTCGTTCTGTCAACATGGCATCCAATAAAGGTGTACTTGATTCTTCGTCAACCAGAAAAGCCCTAGCTTCAGATACCTGTTGCGGCCACGTTTCCCTTTCTTTCACATAATACAATGATTCTATACTAGATATAGCATCATCGTACTCTTTTCGAATTTCGCTTATCAAAGAATCTTTTATAGCCTTGTCTTTTTCTGTTTGGAGATTGGAGACATATAAGTCCCTCAATTCAGTAGTTTCAAAGATAGGACCAGCGATATACTTTGTATACCATTTATTCTGAATCTTTTTTACGCCATCACGAATTGGATACTGCCACCATTCCATGTCATTTGGTACTGGCCCTTCAAAAACTAAATCAGCACCAAAACTATCCAATAGCTGTTCTGATAGGACTTTTGGAAAGCTTGTTTTTTCGTGAATTTCTCTAAATTGTTTTTCGTTAACAATTTGACCGCTTTCTCTAATTCTAATTTCCATGATTTACCTCTATTACGCTATTGCTAAATATATGAATGTTCCACCACTGGCATTAATTGCGGTAGGGGCAGAACTTGAGATTTCAAAGCCCGCAGAGTATGGGTCGATGTAATCTGTACTAGTTACTTCTGCACCACTGCTGTTGAGTAACAGGTATGGGTCGTTACCAGAGACAATGCCCCTGACTGTATCCCATACATACCAATCACCAGTGCTATCAGTGCGTTTTATGAGCACAAACCTAGCACCTGCTGCGAAGCCACAATCTATTTGGAGAGTGGTGCCTGTGCCAGTGTAGCTGCCGACCTTGGAGATACCAGGGAGAGTTGCGAAGAGGTAAGCTACGTATGTATAACTTGTTGTGGAATTAGTAGAAAAACTATTTCCCAGAGTAAAAACTGTATCGGTTGGTGCCGTACCATTAAAAGCTCCAGTGCTAGTTGTTTCAGCAGCAGCAGTATTTAATACTATATATGAGTTTGCTGCTACCAAATCTTTGTGCCACACCATCCAGTCATAAGTCCCGCCAGCCCTACATTTGACTATCATTAATTCTGGTGTAACTTTCAGGTTATGTGGCTCGTTTCTGCCAGAAGTATTATTTCCAGTGTAACACACAATATCCATAAAGCCGGGTGCGCGGCGAAAATACCAATTGATTTCCTGCGTGCCGCCAGCCCATATAGAATTCCCGGCGGTATTTTGCTGATTCCAATAAAAAGCATTGGTGAGCGAAGCCTCTGCACCTGCCGTGTTTGTCTTGTGGTACACGCCGCTTCCTTGCAACCTTGACCCGGCATAGTTG